GCGAAAAATTGTGGTCTCACATGGGATGGTGTTACTAATGTACAAAATAATGAAACCGGTAGCCCATATTGTTAATTAATTTCATCAAAAAATATGAAATTAAATCAATTCTCCAAAATTATTGCCAGAAGACTTATGTTATGAATTTATGCATGTTGATAATAGTAGGTTCGTTTAAAATTGTGAAGAATACAAAGAAGTATTTGAGTAGAAAGCCATATAAAAAAATCATAAGTAAAATTATATCATGGAGCAATTAAATATGAATACAATTTTAAATAGGGTGGAAAAAGAAAAACAATTGCAAGAGATACTAAATAAATTTGAATTGGAAAAACATTTGATGCAAACACGGCGGGGTATATATATATATGGTAGTCCGGGTTCTGGAAAAACCTGGTTTGTAAAAGAGATACTAAAAAAATTAAACTATGATGTTATCCTTTTTGATGCCGGTGATTTTAGAAATAAAACGGTAATTGATACTATTACTAAACACAATATGTCAGATACTAATATCCTCAGTTTATTTAAAAAAGAAACAAAAAAATTAGCTATTATAATGGATGAAATTGATGGGATGAATAGCGGAGATAAAGGTGGTATTAATTCACTTATTAAACTGATTCGTCCTAAAAAAACAAAGAAACAAAAAAAGGAAGATATAACTATGATACCAATTATATGTATTGGAAATTATCATATTGATAAGAAAATTAAGGAAATGATGAAAGTTTGTGTGCCCATTGAACTTAAAATACCAACTACTGAACAGGTTACAGTTATAGTGAAATTATTAATGCCAAAATTAGAACCGTGTTTACTTAGTAATATTACCTTATTTATTCAAGGAGACCTTAGAAAATTAAAATCAACATTTGATATTTATACCAATCAACAAAGCATACTTAAAAACAAATTAATCCATAATTTATTTCAACCCAAAGCTTATAATGAAGATACAAAAGTAATAACAAAGAAATTATTAAATAATAAATATTCCATTAATGATCATATTGTTATAATGAATGAAACAGATAGAACAAGCGTCGGACTGTTATTTCATGAAAATATTATTGATGTTATTGAAACTACAGATAAGAAAGAAAGTATTCCATTTTACATAAAAATTCTTAAAAATATATGTTTTGCTGATTATATTGATAGAATAACATTCCAAAAGCAAATTTGGATCTTTAATGAAATGAGTTCTTTAATTAAAACGTTTTACAATAACAAAATATATCATGACCGATATGGTCCAAATCCCCCAGTATTCAATCCGCCAGATGTGAGATTTACTAAAGTCTTGACCAAATATTCAACTGAGTATAACAATATGTTATTTATACAAAATTTATGCAATCAATTAATTATGGATAAAAAAGATATGTTTTCTTTTTTTATTAATTTACGAAATAATTATACAATAGAAGAAATATATGAATTATTTGATAATGAAAATTATAATATTAATAAACTAGATATTAATAGGATATACCGATATCTAGATTCGTATACATTATCTGATTAACTATTTTGTTGACAATCCATACCTTTTAACTAGTGCGCGGTCATCATCCTTTTCCACTGATTTTGTTACAATAGATGTATTGTTCATCTCAGTAAATTTATCCCATTCCGGCATTAATTTTTTACAATGTCCACAACCTTCCATATGTAACAAAAGCAACGATTTCCTTCCTTTAAACCCTTCCTTTATCGCACCATTTCTTATTAATGATAATACATAACCAACTAGATTAAATGCAATAACAAAAATTAAAAAACATTTGAGGGTGTTTTTAGCACATTGAGATAAATTCATTATATTATAGCAATAGATTTTTATTGTTCTGTATAAAATTTAACCATTTCTTTATCTTTAATAAAATTTTTAGGGGTTAACTTTGTCCTTTTAACGTATTGAGGATTAGGATTTTCTAACAAACGCGATTTATCAAATGTATTAGCATCATGTGCAAAAACTAAAATACTTTTCATGGGATTTAATTGAACAAAAGGTATAGTATAGTTTTTGAGAAAGTGTTTTTCTTCTGCCATTTCAGCATCATCTTCATAAGATGTTTCTTTTAGTAGTCGCCGCCAAAAACCGAAAGTACCCGCCGTTGCGTGATTAGGACCATAAGGACCAAATAAATATATCTCTTTTTGTTTATGAAAATAAATATAGATAGCACTGCTACCACACGCATCAGCTTTAGGTTGAGAACGTAATCGATTTACGACATGATTTACTCTATCCGGAGGATAATAATCATCATCATCCATATATACAATAATATCACCTTTTGCTTTTGAATGCATGTAATTCCTTTTTTTTCCCAATTTCATTTTTTCCTCTTGGTAAAAATATTTAACACCTTCGACCCCTTCAAATAAATCACCAACTGGATCAGTACCATCGTCAACAACAATCCATTCCATTAATTCAACAGGATAAGTCTGCGCTTGAAAACATTTGATTATAAAAGGGATAAACCTTCTCCTGTTATATGTTGGAGTACAAATACTAACAAACGGTTTACCATTGGACGAAACCTTTTTTTTCTTTCTATTTTTTTTACCCATTATAAATTATTATGGTTAATCTGTTAAGTATTTATTACTCATACTTAATAAATTCATATGTATAGACTAAAATTTCCTAGTACAAATATCATAAATTACTGATTTAACAAAGGGGCAAATGCATATAATACAACACCAATAAATGATATAAAAGCACTACCTAATATAATTTCTCTGTATCCACCATTTTTCATTGATAACCAATTCGCTTTAACCCATGTATTACCATTTCTAAGTGCTGGAATTACAAAAAAGGAACCTAATAATTCTGTATGTTGGACGAATATATTATAAATAATGAGTGCCCATGTGCAAAAGAATCCCCATACACACCCTGCAAAATTTCCCTTAAAAATATGTTGCAAAAATCCACCCCAAATTGTAGCAATGATACTAATAACCCAAGATAGCGATAACATAGTGACAAATATAACAGGAATAAATAACGTAATTACAAATTTTATAAACCAAGATGTAGTTTCACCCATTTCCGGATTCATTAGATTAGCTAAAAATAAGAATATACCTTGTACAACTTGTCGAGGGATCGACCACGCTTTCATTTGAGATGATCCTAACCAATAATTAAACCCAAATGGGAAGTCTTTTTTAACTTCATCATATGGCCACCCTATATCATTACTATAAATATCAAAGGGTTTCCATCTCATATCGCCAATTTGCAAGTTAAATTTCGTCAATTCATTTGCCATATTACCACCTTTCATTCCCCCTTTATAAACTGGGCGTGCTGTTGCTGTGGGAATTTTTGGACAACATTTAACGCCTCTAGATAATCCTATTAATCCACCACTTAGTGTACTCATAATAATATTAAGGAAAGCTTGGAATGGGTCCATATCATATTTCCCTCTGCTAGAATTATAAGGTGATGCATTTTCATTTGCAGGATAAGGACACGGTTTATCTGGACTGTTTTTATACATACAATTTACAGTTTCGATAATGACTGGCAATTGCCAGGAACTTAGCGTAAAAACGGCGACTGCTAAAATAATTGAAAATAAACCCTGAAAAATTTTCTTTGCTATTACATTTGGTTTTTTGGGATCTTCTTTTTTCTTCTGATTCCCTCTTAATGTAGTATTAATATCGGTCATATACATTCTTATTATATTAAATTATTGCTTATGAACAATAAAATTATAAGATTATAAGTACAATAATTACCTAGCATAATAGAATGACTAAATGCTGTTTATTTAAAAATTTATCTAAATAAATCTCTTACACATTCATTAATTAGAAATTTCATTTAGATTATTTAGGGTGTATAAAGCAAATAGCACATCTGATATTAATATATATTTATCTATTGGTATATATATATTATGGATTTTGTAAAAATATTCGTTAGTTTAATGATATTATTCGTAGCTGTAAATTTACTATTAACAATATACAGATTGTTAAATAGAAAATGGAGGGAAGGTAGCCAATCCTCTTGTATCATCCGGCGCAAGCAGTGGAGCTGGCAATCCTCTTGTATCACCGAGCGCAAGCAGTGGAGCAGGCAATCCTCTTGTATCACCGAGCGCAAGCAGTGGAGCAGCCAATCCTCTTGTATCACAGAGCGCAAGCAGTGGAGCAGCCAATGGTGGTTGTGGTCCTGGTAGTTATTGCATGAATGGTCCTGGAAAGAAACCACCATTTGTATGTCACAGAACTAACAAACCGTGTAATGCCCCTGTAGCAGCAGCAGCAGCAGCACAAGCACCAGCACAAGCACCAGCACCAGCACCAGCACAAGCACCAGCACCAGCACAAGCACCAGCACCAACACAAGCACAAGCACTAGCACAAGCACCAACACCAGCACAAGCACCACGCCAGCACAAATCCTTGGTCTGCCCTAACGGATGCACGGCACCAACAGAATTAACTGGTAATTGTAATTCTCTTGAAAAAGATGCCAATGGCAATTATTATAAAAACTGTCCTTATGAATGTAGCGGTCCTGGTTGTCAATATGATCAACAGTGTACAGATTGTGGCGCATTTAAAATAACCGGATTATGGGACAAAAATGGAAATTATATAGGACAAGATGAAAGTGTTCAAAAAACCGCGGCTAGCACTGTGGCAGGCGGTACAAGAGCTGTTGGTATGCCAGACGGAACATTAGATGCTGATACAGCTGATGCATATAGTAGGGCGGGAGGATCAATTTCTATACCATCTTCAGTTAAAACCGTGGCGTGTGATGTTTTAGCCATTCATAATAATTCTGCACATTCATCTACCTACGGACAATGGTTTCCTGGACAAGTATCCAAATTGAATTTGTCTCAAACAAATTATGAACACGCCGGAAGAAAATTTTTAAATGAAGAATCTGTTAAAAAAGGCGTTAGAACTCCACTAGTTATGGATTCAGAAGCAGAAGTATTGGGTAGATTATTATGGCGAGTTCATTTAGCAGCTATCACTCAAAATTGTATGAAAAATACGCCAACATCTGTTACAACAACTATGAACGATGAATTGGCATTAATGAAGAAAGTTCATCAAATTCAAAATAGTAGAACTGAATCATCTATTTCAGGCACCGCTTGTGCAATTAATACAAGTTGCCAACCAAAGCAAACCGCTAGCTTGTCTACGACAGGAATGATGACAAATTGTGGGGACAACAGACCAGGTGCATATGCACTCGCAGCAGATGCTACCAATTCCATTAATAGTACGGTACCTTCTGTTTCTGGAGGGTCTAGTTCATATTCATCTAATTATAAACCAAGAAATCCAAATAAAAAACCTAAACCTTATAATTCGATTTGGGACATATTTTAAAGTATTTATCATTAATATATGAATGATAAATGCGATATTGAAAAGGGTCTTCCAGTAAAGGCAACAGGACGATATTATAATGAGTCCACGTTTGTTGATATACCATTAACCCCGCGGACAGAAAATAGATGGAAAACTAAATTAAAAAATATGAGAGATGCCTTAGTTGAAGGAACGATGCAATCTAGTGCGTATACGCCCATTATAGCAACTAAAAATATAAAATTAAAACCACAAAAAGGTAGATGTGACAATTGTATAATTAGTTAACGAGCAATTAATAATCCTATACTGCCATTTTCTATAACAATCATATTATATCTCTCTTCCCATACACGTAAATCAAAGTTCCATTTATTTAATCTCCATGTATCTTTTCTCACACCAATAATTCCTCCTGAAGGATCACATAACACTTCCACATTGTTATTATTAGGGTCAATAGGAGGCTGTATTGTATTAAATTCAAAAGTTACATATTGCCATTTATTCATATTTTGGGCACCAGATGGTTGGTAACCATCTCTGTTGCTTCGCACTGCAAAATTATAAGCATACAACCCATTTTTTGCTATACCATCTGTCCTTATCCACTTCTCTATAAAATTATAAACGCCTTCTTCAAGTATATTTTCTCTATATTCGCTACCTAACAGAATGCCCATGTCTAATAGAATATTTTGTAGGTTACTAGAGTCAACCAATGGACCTGTCTGTTTAAATAAGAATGGGTGGACGAATCCCGGGTGCGGCGGATTGAAGCAATTATTAGACATATCTACCGGTTGAACTGCTTGAATCCCTTCGAAAGGCCAATTACTATAATTAGTCCATGCGTTTCTATCATTTGCATCACTTCTTCTGAATCGAAATAAGAAACTAGGTACCATATCTCTGCAAGGAATATCGACGCGTCTGGATCCTGCAACATTTAAGAAATCATGTTGAAATGTTTCTCTTATTAAATACGTGTGTTTATTAGCAGCAAAAACCCTTCTTTCTTCTTGACTTAAAAATACATAAGTTGACATTAGATGTATATCTGCATCCCAGTTATTTCATCCCAGTTATTTTTCTTAACATATCTTGCCATATTTTGTTGATTTGCGGGGGTTAAAGGCGGAATTGTTATGCCTGAAGGATCCTGTGGTGGTTGTAAAAACCAATAAAGTTGGTCTACAGCACTCGCTGGATTCGGAGCTTTTCTTAGACCTTTACCCGTAACAGAAGAGGGAGGGGGATTAGTGCCGGCAACGTCTAAAATTGTATACAATTCTTTTATAGATCTTAATCTAATTCGAATATTTATCTCTTGATATTGTAAGGCTACCAAAGGTAGGGCTGTTTTACCACCACCATATGTAAACCAAGCTTCTAAAGGTATATATAAACGACGCCCCTTAATAGATGGTTGTACATCAGAACCGGAAAAACCAGATGGTGTTGTTGCTGTTGATAAAAAATTAGCATTAGGATAAAATCCACCGTTTTGAAATGCATTGGCGGGATCAGTGAATTGATTTCTGGCACCAATCATCCTATCCCAGAGTATTTTTTTCCCCCCATCATCTCTTTGAATCGCTGCTTCTATATATTCTCCTGAATATCTAGATAGTATATTGGCACCTGAATAAATTGTAACTTCATTTATTATCATTGCTCCCAACTTATCTATCCATTGAAATTCATATGGAGTCATGCAACCACTTACATCGGTAGACCAAAATAATGGACTCCAAATATCAGGTAAATTAACAACCAAATACGTATCCCATAATAATTCAGCATATCTCGGGATTTTGAAATTCATCTCTGTTTCACTATTAAAATTGAGTGTTCGTTGACCCTCATAATCAATTCTAAAACGTTGAAGACCAAAATTAGTATATTTTTTATAAGTGGCATTGAAAAAAGTTTTCGTCGGGTTCCCTGTTAATATTACATTTTCAGCGCCGTATGCGGCAATATTTAATAATCCTCCAGGCATCTTAAAATAATATAATATAATTATTTTAACTATAAGAAAGAGTTAATCATTATAAATCTTCATTTAGGATAACAATAAAATA